TAATGATGCTGTAATTGCACAAGCAGAAGCAGATGCAAGCAATGCTGGATATGACATTTCACACTATTATACTCTAGCAGTTAACGAGGACGACGGTACTGTTGCAATTAAGACTGCTGACAGCGAAGAAATGGATGCCAGTGGCATTGGTACAACAACTGATATGATTACTGACCGTCCTGATAGAGCAGGATATCAAGGATATTTATTAGGAGTTGAGGAAGGTCCTAACGGTGCTCCGTACGGTATGGGGATCAGTTTCCCTTCGCAACCAGAAAGCGGAGATTATTTCTTAAGGACAGATTACATGCCTAAGCGTTTGTTTAGATTTGATGGTGATAGATGGGTTAAGATGCAAGATGGTATCCGTGTTAGTCTTACAAATACAGATACACGTTATACACAAAAAGGCACTTTCATTAACAATCCTAATACAGCAGAAATTGGTGGAGAAACGGTTACTGAAAGACAAAGTCTCTCTAAAGCACTTAGACCTAAGGCGGACAACTAATGCAACATTTTTATGATGGACAAATAAGACGTTATGTTACTCAAATGGTAAGACTAATGAGTAATTTTAGCGTTAAAGATGGAGCAGGCAACTTGAAACAAGTACCTGTAATGTACGGCGACCTAACAAGACAAGTTGCAAATATTATTCGCGACAATAGTGAAAATAAAATCCCAAGTGCTCCTCGGATAGCAGTATACGTAAGCAATTTAGAAATGGATAGAACACGTACTGCTGACTCTAGTTATGTTAACAAACTTAATATTAGAGAAAGGGCCTATGACGAAAATAATGAAGAATATTTAAACTTTCAAGGAAAAAACTATACAATTGAACGTTTAATGCCTACACCATATAATTTAGGATTTACAGTAGACATATGGAGTTCTAATACAGATCAAAAACTGCAAATATTAGAACAAATACTTACACTGTTTAATCCTAGTCTAGAAATACAAACTACAGACAATTACATTGATTGGACAAGTTTAAGTGTAGTAAATTTAGAAAGTGTTACCTTTAGTAGTAGAAATATTCCTGTAGGTGTTGATAGTGAAATTGATGTTGCTAATATGGTTTTTAGTACACCCATTTACTTGTCGCCGCCGATCAAAGTTAAAAGACTTGGTGTTATTACAAATATCATTACAAGCATCTTTAATGAAGATACGGGTACTATTGACTTAGGTATGAGTATGCCTGAGCTAAATGCATATGACGATAGCATTGTTCCGGGTGGAAAATATGTTGACGGTAAGATTAGTTCTCAAACATCTGTAGCTGAACAAACTGCAAATACTACATATCAAGATTTTGGTTTATATATTACAGGCACAATAGCACAATTAGTTAGCGGCGGGCGTGTAGGACAAACAAACTGGCGTAATGTTACAAACGTGTATCCTGGACAATATCAAGATGATATCAGTAGAATTTATATCAGACGACTAGACGAAAATAGAGATATTACCGGTACAGTAAGTATAAATCCAACTGACGAAACACAATTAATTATTAACTGGGACACTGATACTTTCCCTAGTAATACTATTATAGAAGGACCGTCAAGACAAAATTCGCAATGGACCACAATAGACTATATTGTTGATCCGCAAAAAACTAATCCTATTACAGAAAATATGCGCGGACTAGGGTCTCGTATATTGCTGTTAAATGATATCGGAGATGATGCAAACGGTGACTTTGGTCCTAAGGCATGGGATGGTAATTTTCAATTTTCAGATCTTGTAGCAGGTAAAGACGATATTGTAGAATGGGACGGAAATCAGTGGCGAGTTGTATTTGATGCCAGTGAAAATAAACTGATATACAACGACGAAATACAAAAAATTATCTATGTTACTAACTTAAAAACAGGAATTCAGTACCGCTGGGATGGCAATGATTGGCTACTTTCAGTAGAAGGATTGTATCCAAACGGCACCTGGCGTATGAGTCTAAATGGCTAATTATTTTTATGGACAAGATAATTTGCAGTGGTACTCTCTTCTATAGCCTTGCTACAAACAGGTACCTTCTTCTTTATAGAGCTAACGGTAAAAAGAACAAACAATGGGGATTAGTTGGAGGCACTAACGAAGGCGCCGAAACTCCCTGGGAAGCTCTCAAACGAGAAATTAAAGAAGAAATAGGATTTTTACCAGAAATTAAAAAGACAGTTCCTTTAGAAACTTTTATATCCACTGATCAAAAGTTTTTATTTCACACTTATCTTTGTGCTATTAAAGACGAATTCATTCCTAAACTAAACGGTGAACATGACGGATATGCTTGGGTAGCATCAGGAGCCTGGCCTAAACCTTTACATCAAGGATTACGCAATACTCTTAACAGCAAAGTCAATCAAAATAAACTAGAAACTCTTACAAAAGTTCTTGATTTATTAACCTAAGTGTAGTATAATAAAAATATGAAAGTTTTAGTTATTGGTGATATAATAATCGACAAATATATTTACGGAACAAGCACACGCTTGAGTCCAGAAGCACCTGTGCCTGTAGTTACACAAGAACGCACTATAGAAACACAAGGTGGTGCAGGACTTGTTTACGAAAATTTAAAAAGTTTAGGTGTAAATGTATCATTGTTTGATTATGATCAACCTAAAAGCATTAAAACAAGAGTCATGTGTGATGGTCATTATATCACACGCATTGACAATGATTACTATGCTGACGGATATGAAGTTTTAGAGGAACTACAAGATTTTCCATTTGACAAATACGACTATGTAATATTAAGTGATTACAATAAAGGCGTATTAGATTTTGCTGAACAAATTATACAACTAGCAAACGAAGCAGGGTGCCGTGTTATTGTAGATCCTAAACGTCACGCAAGTTGCTATGAAGGTGCTTGGCTAGTAAAACCTAATAACAAAGAATTTAAAGAATTAGGATTTGCTGATTGGAATAGCAATTTTATTGTAACTAATGCAGGCGATAATGTTATCGGAAATATAGATAACATTATGTATAACGTATCTGTAGAACGTGTTGAAGTATCAGATGTTACAGGTGCAGGCGATTGTTTCTTGGCGGCATTTGTTTATGCACTCACTAAAGAATACGATTATCAAAAAGCATTAGAGCTTGCTATTAGAGGTTCAACAGAATCAGTTAAGCACGTAGGCACATACATTCTTACAGAAAAAGATTTACAAAAACGTGTAGTGTTTACTAACGGATGCTTTGATGTATTGCACAAAGGACACCTTGTACTGCTTAAAGAAGCTCGTAAATTAGGTGATAAATTAATTGTAGGTCTTAATAGCGATGACAGCGTAAGACGCTTAAAAGGCGCTCTAAGACCGTTTAACGATGTAAAAACACGCATGGAACAATTATTGTTAATCCCATACGTAGACGAAGTAGTTATATTTGATGAAGATACACCTTACGAACTTATTAAAGAAATAAAACCTGACTTAATTGTTAAAGGTGGTGATTATACTGTAGAAGAAATTGTAGGACACGATCTAGCACCAGTACATATTGTCCCTACAATCAAAGGTTACAGTACAACAAAGATATTAGAGGCAAGCAAATGAATTTATTAGTAACAGGTTGCAAAGGATTTATCGGGCAAAATGTTGTAAACTATTTTGTCGATCAAGGACACACAGTAGCAGAATACGATTATATCGAAAATGTAATTCCTGATTGTAGCCCTTTTGACTATGTTATCCATTTAGGAGCAATTAGTTCAACTACTGAGAGAAATGTAGAATCTGTTCTTGCACATAACTTAGATTTTAGTCATAGGTTATTACAAGTTTGTGAAATGCAAGGCGTAAATTTTATGTATGCATCTAGTGCAAGTGTATATGGAGATACTGGAGTATTTAAAGAGTACGGTCCGATATATCCGCAAAGTGCATATGCATGGAGCAAATACTTATTTGACAGAACCATCAATATGGTTGACAAAGATCAATGGCAATGTAAAATTCAAGGGTTTAGATTTTTTAATGTTTATGGAGAACATGAAGAACACAAAGGTGATCA